GTAAAGGTAATTGCCGTAACTGATCTTTCAGCACAGGTAACAGCTCTTACAGCACAACTTGCAGCAGCAAATGCTGCTAAGGCTACAGCAGAAACTGCTCTTGCAGCAGAAAAGGCTGCTCGTGCAGCAGATAAGGTTGCAGCAGACGCAGCAGCAGCAAAGGCCGTAGTAGATCTAGCAAAGGCTAAGGCAGATGCTGATCTTGCAAAGGCTACATATATTGCAGAGTTTAATGCTCTAGCAAAGAAGTGGAACGCTAAGTTCCCTAAGCTTAAGGTAACTCTTAAGAAGTAAATAATATCTATTTACAAACCGATTGGGGATATTGTATAATATATATGATATCCCCAATCTTTATTAGAAAGAGAATAAATTGAAAATTGTAATTGTAGGTGGCGGTTCTGCTGGTTGGATGACCGCAAGTACCCTTGTTTCACAGTTAAAAGACGTAGATATAACACTTGTTGAAAGTCCCTATGTTCCTAGTATTGGAGTAGGAGAAAGCACACTTGCTGGTTTACCAGCATGGCTAAATGCTATTGGAGTTGATCATAAAGAATTTATGCATTTTACAGATGCATCATACAAACTAAGTATTAAATTTAATAATTTCCACAGAATTGGTGACGGAGGATTTCATTATCCATTTGGACACCCAACATTAGAAAACTGTGAATTGCCAGGAGCAAATGACTGGCACGTTATGAAACATTATCTTCCAGAAACAACCACTACTCAAAGTTACGTTGAATCTTTATTTCCACAATCAGTTTTACTCAATTCTAGAAAATTAAAAAATCCTAAAAATGGAGAATTGGGTAGATTCTCAATGGATAGAGATTTTGCTTTGCATTTTGATGCAATCAAATTTGCCGAATGGCTGTCAGAACACTTTGCAAAGCCAAGAGGCGTAAAGCATATTGAAGCAGATGTATCTCAAATTGTAACAAATGATGATGGGGTAGAAAAGCTTATACTGGAAGACGGCAGAGAAATTTATGCTGATATCTTTGTTGACTGTACTGGATTTAAGAGCCTGCTTTTGGGCGGATCAATGAATGAACCTTTTTATAGTCTAAAAGATAGACTGCCAGTAAATAAAGCATGGGCTGTTCAAATTCAATATGAAAATCCAGATGAAGAAGTTGATTTGTATACAGACTGTACAGCGTTAGGGCATGGATGGGTTTGGAATGCCCCATTGTATTCAAGAATTGGTACTGGTTATGTATATTCAGATAGATGGACAACAAAAGAAGAAGCACTTGTAGAGTTTAAGCAGTATCTTGCAGATAGAATTGGTGCTCACCGTGTTCCAGAAGATTCAGCATTTAGAGAAATATTCTTTAAGTCTGGATGTTATGAAAGAACATGGGTAAAAAATGTTGTTGGTATTGGTTTATCTGCAGCATTTCTAGAGCCACTAGAATCTAATGGTTTATTCTTTATTCATGAGTCAGCAATGATGTTGGCAAGATTCTTAGCTCGTGGATATTTTAATGCTATAGATCGAGATTTCTATAATGGAATTACAAGAAAGCATTTTGAATCATTTGCCACATTCTTGGAGTATCACTATACATTAAGTTCAAGAAGAGACACAGAATTTTGGAAGTATATGACAACCAGAGATGTTGCCCCAAAGCTTTGGGAGGCATCTACTGAATCAAACTTTATTGAAGAGTTAGTAAATAAAACACAGCATCAGTCATACAGAGTTGCTATTGATAGTGGATTCCATGCAATTGCAATAGGACATGAGTGGTATCCAATACATGCAGCATCTATTCCATATTGGCAACACTTGCATCCTACAAATTATGAACAGGTTGCTGGAAATTTCTTTATTAAAACTGAGAAATCTCAAAAGAAATGGAACGATTTTATTAAAGATGCACCAACGCATTATGAGTATTTAAAGAAACATTATCATCAAGGAGATAACTAATGAAGTTTAGAACGCAATGGATTGAAGCACTAAAAACAATGCGATTTAAAAGTTATTGGAATAGGCCAAATACTGTAGAGTTTTTTGCCTTTATGACAAAGATTGCTATCATTTTCCCAGGACTTTTGCTTGGAAGACAATTTTGGTGGCTGTACATTTTTGCATTAATTTCAAGCTTAGCACTAATCTGGTCTTCTACTGTAAAAACTTTGCCAACAATTATTTGGTTTAACATTTTATGGTCGATTTTAGCAATATTGTCAATTGCTAAGCATTTTGGTTTGATATTGAGTTAAAATGGATTTACGTGGCATACCAACTACAGCATGTCCAAACTGTAACTCTGCCATGTTAAAAATAAAAGCAAGATTTGATCCAGAAACTTATGAAATAGCAATGTATATGCTAGACTGTGAGTGTGCGGAATGTGGTTCTCTACTAACCGCACCAACACCAATTGATAGGGAGGCAGAAGATGAATTTTGAACTAAAGAGTCAAGAAGAAATGCAACAGCATCCTATTGATACCTGTCGTATTAAAGGTTGTTGGGGGAAAGCAGAAGTTTTATGGTCTGGTAAAGAAGGACCAATTATTGACGTATGTATTGAACACAGAAAAAGATTGTCTGAGGAGGCAAGCAATGTCTGATTCTAATAAAAGAAGTTTGTTAAAAACTTTTAGTTGGGAAACATTCCATTTAGTTGGAGTTGCTGGAGTTATATACTTGTTCACTGGAGAATGGGAATATGCCAGCCTAGGTGCTCTTATTTATATTGCTTGGGAGTCTCTTGGGTATTATATCCATGAAAGACTTTGGGCAAAATTCGGAAAGAATAATTAATGCAAAAAATTCAATTTGCTTCTGCATTTGAGCATATTCCATTAATGAAGCCTGCAAAAAATTATGTTCCTGAATGGTATGCTAAAACTCCAATGTTTCTTGGCCAAAAAATGGAATTTACAAAGTGGGGAATGAATCCTGGATTGAGAGCATGTGTTCCATTTATGGATTCATTTTTGACTGGTTACACAGCAGAGCTTTGGACAGACTTAGTTATTGAACAAGGAGTTCATGGATCTGTAATCCGATGGCCAGGACAAACTGCAGAACAAGGAACAGATTACTGGGAACCACTTCAGGTTCGTGGTCCAGAAATAACTCATCCAATGCCTGCCCCAAATGGATATGAAAATAAACATTATGCATGGCACAATCCATATTTAATTAAAACTCCGCCAGGTTATAGCATTTTGATTACACAACCTTTAAATCAATACGATACTCCATTTATGACAATGAGTGCAGTCATCGATTGCGACCAGGATCTTCTTGGAGCAGGAAGAATTCCTTTTTATGTTAAAGATGGCTTTGAAGGCTTGGTTCCAAAAGGGACTCCTTTATTTCAAGTCATTCCAATTAAACGTGAGCGTTGGGAATCAGTAGAAAATACTGATCTTAGAAAAGATAATAAAAGAAGGATTTGGCAGGTAGGATCAGTTCTTACTGGTTGGTATAGAAACAACCTATGGAACAAAAAAGAATACCACTAATGCTATAATTGTAGTGGACCAAAAGCATGCAGGTCCTATTAAACAACCTTAAGGAGAAAAAAATGACAGACGGTATCAATACCACAGGGTTTACAGACCCAAAGATCAACCCAAGTTCACCTTGGGCAACTGAGTCTTACACAGAAGCACCAGCATCTGCTTTCCCAGCAAAGGACATGTCTACTCAAGGAAACGCAGGTTTCCAAAAAGAAGGCGCCATGGGAGAAATGGAAGCTGGAGACTATTCGGAGTCACTATAATGTGTGACATGTGCGGATGCTCAACAGTTGCATCACCAACAGTAAATGACAAGTCTATTCAGAATGAATCTTCAGTCTATCTTGGAGCAATCATGGGAATGGACTCTGAAAACACGCTTGGGGCATAATGTCTGAGAATGGTACAGGCGTAACGCCTCCACCAAATAATGAGCCTTCTGGAGCCACTACATCTAAAGATACAATAAATCTTAATGCAGATCAGGGTGGGAAAAGAAAGAAGAACTCGTTACACATAGGCTCAGTTTCAGATTCAATTAAGAATCCTAACTAGCAGAGTTAAAAGTGTGGCCCCATAGAAATATGGGGCCATATTAATTAGGGAGATAAATGAAAACTTTTTACAAAGAAGATCCGTTTGGCGAAGAACTTTTTGATAAAATATATTCTGTTTGCATAGAAGCAGATTCAGGATTTAATGATTTACAATATACAAAAAGATTTGGAAGATATGACACTTTAGTTGAGTGGGATCCAGATACAGAGAAAAAGATATTAGAGCTTGCTAGAAAAGAATTTGGCGAAGAAGATCTAGAGATTACATATAATCAAGTAACTAGATATCAGATAGTTGGAGAGTATAATCCAAGACTATTTATGCATGTAGATACACTCCCTGCTACACATACAATAGATGTTTGTTTAGACACAACAGTTCCAGAATGGGGACTTAGAGTTTTGGATAAAGAAACTCAACAAGAAACATTATTTAAAGATAAAAAAGGATCTGCCGTGTTTTTAAAGGGCGACATAGATGAGCATGGAAGAGATGAATATCCATCTAAAGATCCATCAGATTATTGCAAGATGTTATTTATTAATCTTGCTCCTTCAAATCACTGGGCTGTTATTGCAAAAAAGACTTTGCCCCCAGAAATGATTAAGTCAAAATACTATCCAATAAGCGTAGATGGATCATTGACACAGCCGTAACAATTTAATATAATTAGATTAGTTGCGGATGTTGCATATTGGTAGTGCCTCTGCCTTCCAAGCAGAAGGGGTGAGTTCGATTCTCATCATCCGCTCCACGCCTTGTTAGCTCAGTGGTAGAGCACCGCTCTTGTAAAGCGGGGGTCCACAGTTCAAATCTGTGACGAGGCTCGCAACACCGATATAGACTAGGAGAAAAGCACATGGCAAATCCAACTATTACCTTAACAGGTAGAATTGGGCAAGAACCGACAGTACTAAGTAATGGCGGACTAAAACTACGAGTAGTAACAAATGATCGTGGTAAGAATGAACAAACTGGAATGTGGGAAGATAGACTCACATCATGGTGGACTGTAAAGGTCTGGAATAAGCTTGCAGAAGCATCTACAGATGTTCTTAAGAAGGGACAAGAAGTAACAATTACTGGCACAATTTATGAAGAGAACTGGAACGACCAAAACGGCAATCCACGTACCTCATACGATATTCGTGCAGAGACCATCGCCGTAACAACACGTAGTCTTGGTAAAGTTAAGTCAGAGGCAGTACCATTCTAACATCAGTATCAATATTCCTTATGGGTATCTCTATTGGCTTTGTCATAGGATACTCATTTGGACTATTCATAAATAAGCTTGATAAGAAAGTGAAATCGTCGGGAGAGAAATGAAAAAAAATAATAATAAAAAGTCTTTACGTGGGGCTAAACGTCATGTAAAGAATTTACGACGACTTGCCCGTAAAACAATTTTGAGCACTGCTCAGAAGCGGGAAGAAAGAATGCGTCGTAGCATTTTTGCTGATTTAGACTTTACAGAAAAAATAGATAAAGAAGATCTATAGTGGTAATACTTAGCAAAATTTATACTAAAACTGGCGACAATGGTGAAACTTCATTAGCAGATGGCAACAGGGTTGCCAAATTTGATGCTGTAATAGATGCTATTGGCGTAGTTGATGAAGCAAATTCAGCAATTGGCATGATTCAGCCATACAATGATATTGTTCAAATGATTCAAAACGATTTGTTTGATATCGGCGCAGATTTAGCTAAATCAGATCTAAACATAGATGAAGAAAGAGTTCTATGGTTAGAAAGCGTCATAGATGACATGAACGAATACTTAGAGCCACTTAGATCATTTATTTTGCCAACTGGTCCAATTCATAATGCCAGAGCAGTTGTAAGAAGAGCAGAAAGAGTAGTATGGTTATTATCTGCAATATCAGATGGTAAAGACAACCCATATATTAATCCAGTGATACCAAAATATTTAAATAGGCTGTCAGACCTACTATTTGTTATGGCTAGATATAATAATAAAAATAATGAAGTATTATGGACGCCTAAAAGTGCGGCGGGAGAGAGACAAAATGCTTAGATATTTAAAGCTACGCTTTCACATATGGCGTATGATGAAAACTAATAAAGAACTATTAGAACGTCTAAATGATTATGATGAAAATGGTTGCCCATATTGGAAAAAGACAGGAACAGTAGATCCAGATTATGATCCAAAAATTAGTTGATTTAATTTTTAAGTGGGATTCACTTCGGAAAGCCATATTTGCTGAGGTTGACTGGCACAATTCAATTACCAGAATTATGGAAGATCCCGAAGATATGAAGATTGCCACAGCAATGTGGTGTGAATCAGATGGATGGCGGGGATGGACAATTGATGATGGAAAGTATTACTTTAATGATATTCCAGAGAAATCATTGTCAGATTTGATGGAGATATTTGATGGCAGATCCGAATCAGACTCCCAGTAGGGGAGATTGGGCATGCCCATGTAATGGATGTGCTAAGGCGGTGGCATTTGAGAGAAAACAATTAATCTCAGAAATAGAAAAACTAAAGGTAAAGGCATATTCAGAATTTGCCTATGATGAAGTAATTGAATTAATTAAAGGCAGAATGCCTAAGCCGAAGGAGAAAAAATGATATATCATAAACACTTACTTGTAAATGCTAAAGTAAAGAATCCAATTAATACAGAACAACAGGGTATTGATTTTCTAACTAATCTGGTCAACCAGATTGATATGAAGATTATTAAGGGTCCATTTGCATCCTATGTAGATAAGGATGGCAATAAAGGCTTAACCGCTATCGTTATGATAGAAACTAGCCATATAGCCTTTCACATATGGGATGAGATAGACCCAGCTTTAATTCAATTTGATCTATATACTTGTGGTCAACTAGAATTAGATAAGGTTATATCTATATTTAAAGAGACATTTGATTTGGTAGAGATGGACTATATTCTATTTGATAGAGAGAATGGCTTTGTTGTAGAAAATGAAGGGCGGGAAGCCGATGGTGTCTGGTATTCCAAATACCCTAATGGTAAAACGCCTGGACTAATGGATCCTAATATAGGCGGGAACAAAAAGAACCTTTGGGAATAAATGTCAAATAAGTACCTAGACTATATAAGAGAACAAAATAAAGCAATGGCATCTCAATGTTATATATGCCAAGATAAGACAACAGATATTATAGCCAAAGAGCATAAGATTCATTTTGTGTGTAAGACGCATTTTCTCTTGGATCAAGAGCTACGTCAGCCTACACAAATTTCATTTGAATAAGGCTAATATCTTACTCCACCCCCCACTTTTTATCTCTTCTATAGGCCTTTTAGAGCCTTTTAAAGTGGAGTAAAGTGGAGCATTGTGGAGAATATGACTACAGATAATATCTCATATACTATTGTGTTATATGTAATTAGATATACATGTATTTCAGCATACTAAATACTCCCCCGTAATGTCAAATTTGCTGGCATGTTGGCCATATCATATTATATTGGGCATGTCAAGCATTCCAGTGATATAAAATATATGCCCGTAAATATGCATATTGGCCCGTATTTGTCAAGCATTTTCTGGAAAATTTGGCCAGATTTCTATATATTTCTATTAGATTTAATATACATTTTAAAAGATTTTGGCCAAAATTCCAGTGATTTTATTTGATTTATCGTAAATAGAGAATTTGGCCCGTATATCCGCACATAAAAAAATACCCCAGGTTTCCCTGGAGTATCTTTAATTTATCTTATATATGTTTAATACATTTCTAGTTCTAATTGGTCATTCTCTGCAAGGAGTCTAAACCAATCTCTTGCTTTGATTAAGCCATAACTAGTTTCCGCCTCCACTTCCCAGTCTTCATTATATTTCATATATTGATATGTGAGAATTGCCTCAATAAGTTCCATTATTTTATCTTGAGTATAATGTGGGGCAAAATTAACTAGATAGTTTGCTACTAGTGTTGGATTAAAGTTAATATCATTTGTTGCTAACTTAATGGCTTCCGCCAATTTTTCTTCTGGAGTTCTTTTCCGTGCCATTGTTCCTCTTTCTACTAGTGCTCCATTCTACCATTATGGGGTGGGGGTTGGCAACGAAAGGGGAACCAACCCCCACTTCTAGAGGATCCTACTTCTTACGTGAAGTAGGGTTTTCAGCGGTGAAAGTAATGCCCTTCTGAGCTGCCTCAGATAGAGCCTGCTTTGCTGCAGATGAGAAACGACCACGGGCTCCAACTGTAATGCCCTGGGCCTTGAGATATTCACGCTTTGTTGCCATTTGTTTTGTCCTTTCTAGACAATTGTTTTTGTGGTATATTTTACCACTTTTCGGGGTTTTTGTAAATACTATCGTAAGGGGTCCCGCCCGCCCTCACAAACTTAGTCTTGACTGATTAATCCATCATTGATTGCATCAGTAATTAATTTATTTAAAACATTCCTGGCCAGCTCAGGCTGGCCGTTGTCCAGCCAGGCCGCCGCCAGATCTATAGCGAATGCCGCTTTAGTCTCCTGGTTCATCTAACCAACTGTCGTCATCCAGGGCCACGATGAAGTCTTTCTCCCTCATCCAATCTCTGATTGTTTCTTCAAGGATTTCTCCGCCATGGTCCATGGTGAGTCCCAGAGAATCTGAATCCTCCCAGAACTGGTCAAAGATTTCTTTTAATGTAACACCCTCACGGATTGCTTCATCATAGCCAACTTCAGTATTCTCAAAGATGTCTTTAAGAATATCAAAGCACCAGGTCCATAACAGGGACGGGAAGACAGATAAATCAGATACAAGTTTATTAATCTCTAGTAACTGATTATATACATCATTCCTACGTGTTGCTTCAGGTAGATCTATTTCTTGTATCATTCTCCAGCCTCCTTAGCCGCTATTGCAAATGAGATGTCATATGTGTCTTTATATATCCATGTGTATGCGTCCAGCATTCCTTCTGCATACTTCCGCTCCATAGATTCCATTGCGTCTGAGTAATCGTTCTCTTCCTCAATACGCTTGGCTTCTGCATATTCCGCTTCCGCCTCTAACATGCGAAGTTTGAGTTCGCCATGCATGATATCAATGCCGCTAACTCCAGCGTCAACAAGACGCTGTAGATGTGGCTGTAGTTTGTCCGCCTGTTCTTGCATTATTTCTCCTCTGTTGGAATGCCAAGTATATCAGAGCCCACTGACAATAAATGGTGGGTGGCAGTAAGTTGTCCTGATACCCAGTTATACTCTACATCTAAATAAGCATAATCCTTACAATTAGGGTCAAGAGCATCCATTTGTTCAGATAGTTTTTCTAAATCTTGTTGTAAACTAATCTGATGAATCTTCATATATTCAATTAATTGATTAGACATTATTCAGCCACATACCCCTCTGCTAATAGGCCTTCAAAGAAATCCCAAATAGTTAATAGACCTTGCCTGGTTTCCTTATCGGACGGCGGCAGATAAAATTCTGCCCTATTTAAAGTAATACCAAACTCTTGTATCTCCTTATATGTATAACCTAACATTAATCAACCTCAAAATAATATTCATCATCAGGAGTTAAATTATAAAACTCATTGTAAGATTTCTTGATGTCATTGGAGGCAAATTCAATGAACTTATGTTCAGCATATTCCTCCCCCTCATCAAGGTTATTATTATTCCAATCATCAAATAGTTGTTCTTCAATTTCTACTTGAATAGCCCCTAGAATATGTTCTCCTAGAGTATCTGTAAACATTTCCATATTATTCCTTTCGTTAGACATGGCTTAATTATAGTTCATACCACCGACATTTGTCCATATGATGTGGATCACATAAAATGACTAATAGGTTAGTTTGTCTCATATGCTGAAATTCCTGTGAAATATATTTGACACACGTAAATGATCTATGCTATCCTCAGGTTTTTGCGGGCAGCTCTAAAAAAAGAAGTGGGGCCCTAGCAGTCTCTCCCTCTGCTGGGCCCCTGGTGTTTGGCTGCATCCACACTATGCATATTTAAAGACTTGGGCGAAAGGAACCCTGATAGCCTCACCAAACGTTTGTGATTACATTATAGCATATTTTAGTAGACTAAACTGTAACCCCCAAATGATAATTGATAAATTCATCCCATGTGTGACCGTCTACCATTTTATTAACCATGTCAACATCAATTGTGGTGTCCCACGCTGCAAAGTTGCTTGGCTTATCTACAGCACCAATTCCATATCCAGTCTCATCCAGGACCTCATGCTGAATCATATGAGAAATAATCATACGAATGCAATAAGATGTGTCTTCCCACCTTGGACGGGCATGGTTTAATGCTGCTGCTAATTTAATTTCCCATTCATCTTCTCCCCAATGACTGTACAGCCATACCGCAGGCTGGTCCTCACCCTCATTGAAGATATAATTAATACGTGCTCCCATTTGTTACTTCCGCCTTTTCTTGTTGTGTGTTTTCAATGGATAAGTCTACAACTTCATAGGACCATTTGTCAAGGGCCTCTTTGAATTCATTGTAGTGGTGGCCACAGAAAAATAAATCTCCTGCCAAGCCTCTTGCTTGATATACAGCTTTGGCTGTGACACATTTATCACATCCGATAAATCTGTTACTCATAGATTACCGCCCTCTATCATGTCTGACAATCTATCTAGAATCCAAGAGTCAATATCTGAGATATCAATCTCACGCAGCTTCTCCATGATTTCTTCACGAGCATACTTATACCCGTCATCCCAACCGCTCTTGTAATCTGACATATTATCTCCTATAACCTGTTGGTTCGTATTCTGAGGTATAACTTTCAGTTAAATTATACTTATCACGAATGCGACTTACTTTCTCTATACTACCTGTTCCTATCTCGAATGTCAAGGTGTCTTTGATATGCAATGGATCCAATCCAAGCACATCTGCCTCCCAGTAGGCCCTTTGCAGGGCCAACTGGTTTGGCGCAGTTAATTCAAAATACATTACCAGTCCACGTCCGCATCTTCGACATCGAACGATTCAACAATAACGTCGCCGTTATATGCATCTAATGTTAATGTATCTTGGAGGAAGTAGCGGGCATCGAAATCCTCTACTTCATCTAATGGACAATCATAGCGAACATCAAATGTGATGCTGCCAGTGATTCTGATTTCTTGCTTTGGTTCATGACCAAAGATTTCACATAAATCAGAAAGAATTTCTGACTTATCAGTGTTAGGGTTGTACCAACCTTGTGCAGTCATGTTATCAATAACTTGACCGATTTGCTTTTCCTGTTGTTCAAGACGAGCATTAGTAAAACCACGAAGACGGAACATCTCCATGATATCAGTACGCTTCATGTTATGCACAGTGTGTGTACCGTCAGTGTGTGATTCAATTACATCAATAGTTGGATTGACATAGAGCATTCCCTCTAGGTCAACAACCTTGATAGTTTCATATGTTGCTTCGCCGTCAACAATATGTTTTACTGTGACGAGAGCATTTGGGTTGTATGTGTATGGTGCTGTCTCCATTAGATTTTCTCCATTCTGTAGTGTGGGACATGTTCAGCGTCTAAGTATACCTTATGGGTCGGACATTCCTTGATGGCATCAAGGTCTGCTTCACCTAGATAGTTGCAGGCAGAGCATAACTCATTATCACATTCTTCGCAATAGGATAGAGTGTTATATTCGTCACAATCTCTACATCTGTTTTCATAATCCATTTCAGAGATAACTTCTCCACGTAGGAATTCGCATTCTCCGCCCCAACCTGTCTCTTCCTCATAAGATAAGGTGAATAACAAACTTGGGTATTGTTCAGATAGTTTAGCAAGAGCAGGCATTGGTGGAGACCAAGCAGTATTAAAGTTATAATAAACTACAAGGTTCTCTCCATTAGGAGTAGGCCCCTCTATATATGTTTCAGGATATTTATCACCGTCTTTAACAGCAACATCCCATTTGGTTCCCCAGTTGACAACATTCCAGTTATACCAACCTTTGTCTTCTTGGGCTATTTTCATTGTATCTGACCACCACTCAGGGTCGTCTAAAGATTTCTCAGAACGAATAGGTTGTTGAACATATTCTTGGTCTGTGATACCTGCTTGACGGTGGTTATAGATATTATAGAATGCAAATACAGGATTTGGATATGTGGTCTGAGAGACTTCCATTTCCTGTGTTTCCATATTCCATGAATCATGTAGCATGACAAATGGCTTGTTCATTTGACGAACAAGGTCATTTACTAAATCAGGATTACCCTCAATGGTTAATCCGTTGTAACACCAATTTGGCATTTTACTTCCTTTCTTTGGGCCCTATTATAGTGGAGCACACTGACAAGAGTCAAGGATTTCCAGTGAATTTTTCTATATTCCCATATGATCTATGTCACGCCCGTAAAAGCTGCGGGACATCCTTAGTATATTGCGGGCGTCTCATTATTTGAAATTGTTATCTCATATTGCGATGCGTACGGGATTTGAACCCGTGATCTCTACCGTGACAGGGTAGCGCTTTAACCGCTAAGCTAACGCACCAAATAAAAAGCGGGGGAATTTTTAGTTCCCCCGCTAGTGTAATCATTTTATTAGAATGATTTTACTAACTTGAGAATTTTATTTTTCTCAGCAGTAAGAACAGGGTCAAAGCCACTTGCGCCCGCCATTAGCGATTCGCTATTGCCACGACCAGAACGGAAATAATCAAGGCGTTCAGTAAGCGCATTGAAAGCACCCCATTTTGTTCCCTTGATATTAGCGTTAGTTGGTGAGTTATGATAAAGGTCATCAATCAAGATAACTTTATTTTCCCACTTTTTGAGAGCACCCTTAGAATCTTTTTCAGGCTTAGGATAAATTGTCTGAATCAATTTAGAGAATTCAGCATTTGTAATTTCAGCCTTGAAAAGTTCCTGCGCTTCTTTCTCGAATTCATCAAAGTATCCAAGAGCAAGCCCAAGAGTTTCACGAGCAACTTGAATTCGTCCCTCAACAGATTGTGTGTGACGAATTTTGAATGATTGCTTAGCATTACGCATAGCAAGATTCAAAGTGTTTTGGCATACAACACGAACAGGTGTAATCGCTGCTTGAACAGCAACAGAGCCGTCGTGAGATGTCCATACGATTAGATAAAGTTTGGTTTGGTCATTAGCACCTTGTGGGTCTAATACCATTGTGCGAGGAACATCAACGGTTCCAAATACAACTTTACCATTCTTTAGAGAGCCAGCAGATTCCCAACGGCACTCAGGGTTAGCGTCATGAATATTATCTGCGAAAGCAAATAATTCTTCATTTTGAACAGGCTTGTATCGCTTACCAACGGTAGCAAGAACATCAGTTCCGCCATTGAATGGATTTGTGCGAATAACTAATTGAGCATTAGAAACATCATTCCATGATTCTGAAATATGGTCAGTTAGTGGAGAGAGGCGAACATTCCAGTTAGCCAATTTTGCTTCTTCAAGCATTGTTTGAGTAGTCACATCTTCATCTTGTGAGAAGATACGATTTGCGAGATTGTGCCATGCGGGAGTTCCACGCAAAGCAAAGGCAACTTCATTGCCATTTGTTTCAAGGTTATGAGCCATGATTTTTTCCTTTCGATTGTTAGATTGAGCCTAAGTATAACAGACCCCACCGACATTTGTCTATAGTTAGTTAGACATTAGGGCAAAACGGACATGTGATCAATCTCATATTTTTTCAGGGTTTTCCACAGGCAGCCGTAACGCTGTGGATAACCCCGCACATATTTGCGGGCAGCTTGATCGGGGAAGTTGGGGCGGGAATCTAGATGATTACACAGTTCAAACCCGCCCCAAGATTATTATGCTCCGATTTTTACCATAGCCCAACGCAAACCTTTTTCAGTTTCTAAACCAAGTTTTGTAAGTGTTGGTCTAACTGAAATAATTTCGCTAATTGTGCCAGTAATTCCTGATTTACCAGTTGTAAAGACATCGCCTTTTTTATAGAAGCGACCCTTCTTAGTATCTAGAATTGGTGACATTTTATTTCCTTTCGTTTGTTGGTGTGTTGGTGGGCAGTTTTACCTTAGGTGATACCCAGCACCAAATCTCTAATTAGAGATAACGAGCAATAGCATTGTAAGTTGAAGTGCTTACAACTTCCTCGTCCGTCATTTTGAGAATACGAATTGCGTTCTCAATTTCCTCTACCATTTCCTTATACTGCCAATCGTGGTAAGTATCAAAGTCCTTAGTAGGTTCAACAGGTAGTTCAATAGAACCAGCAGGTAAATCAAAATCTACATTTACCATACCATTGTATCGGACATTAGCACGGACATTTTCCGCCTTTGCGATTTTAGCAAGAGCAAGTTTAGCAATTTCTTTACTCCATTTTTCTTGAGCCTTTGAGTATCTTTCCTCATTGACTTTCTGATTAGCCTTATCCTTTTGGATTTGTGCTAACTTAGTTTCAAGAGCCTTGATTACCTTTGTGGTGGCAATCTTTACATTTATGGCTTTTCCTCTACTCATTTGTTTTTCCTTTCGTTTGTTTGTTTGTGTGAGAGAATTGTAGCAGAGCCCACCGACATTTCGGTGAGCCCTGCCATTGAATTAGGCTAGGCTATCAGCAGAGATAGTTGTCCAGCGTGTTTCTTTTGTTGGTAGTTCCAACAATACACGCACCGAGCCAGATGCGTTAGGAATAATCTCTTTGATTACGCCTGTTTTCTTTGACTTTAGGGTGGTGAATAAATCGCCAACCTTGTAAGTATAACCATTTATGGTCATTTTGCTTCCTTTCTATTAGTAGGTGGGTAGATTATAGCAGGGGCTACCGACAAGTGGCAAGCCCTTGCTAATGATTGTGAGATTTATCACAACCAAGCCTCTAGGTGGTGAGCCTCGACAATAGCCGAAGCGGGAGCCGTATTTTTATCCCTCCAAGTAATTGGGGAGGGTAGGTCAATAAGGCGTTCATAGTCCTCATCATAGTAAGCATCAATAGCATCAATACAAGGTTGAACCATTGATCGTGGGACGGGTGGGTAATGATTAGCGGATAAGTGAATAGCTATACTATCCTCTAAAGATAAACCTAAGTCTAGTTCAGCAAGTTCAGTAGCAAAATTACTCCCCATTTTCTAATACCTCATCTCTCATTGTTTCCATTTCATCAATAGTAGCCATAAGTTCTTTTACCTGAGTTTCAGTTAGCAAAATTTTAGTAGCCTTATCTATTGCGAGAGAAGCAAGCATACAAGAATAAGTATAAATAGATTTAGCGAATTGTTCGTCATCTAATTCTTTAGCGTGATAGCAGAAAGCCTGAGCAAAACCCATAATTTCCTCATCAAAAATACTTTCTTCAGTTGCCTGAATAAGAGCGGTTGCGGTTGATAGCATTTTTTTCCTTTCGTTGTGTGGTGGGTAGATTATACACCTACCCACCGACATTTTAGGCTAGGGCTAGGTAAGCCTGACCGTAGCCTTCATTTACACGGTCTAACTCATCCTGAATTTCAGAGCGGGATAAGAGAGATACTTTACCAATTAACTCACGAATTGCAGATTCGTTCATTTGAGTAAATACCTGTGCAGGCACTCGTTGAATTTGAGCATACATTGAACCTTCAGGATTAATTAAAGATACAAAGTCTACACCGTCTACTGAAAACGGGTAGGATTTCCAATTTGAGAAGTTGGACATTATTTTTTCCTTTCGTTTGTTGATAGTGGAATTATAGCGTAAGCCTGCGACATTATCTAATCCATTATCGGCGTGTCGCCGTGTTTGTGAGATTTCTCACAATTCCCGTGAATATCCACAGGTCCACTTAAATCTGTGGATAACCCCGCAATATATTGCGGGCATTTTACAGTTTTGTCAACATATAAATTATTAATATAAACGGTGACAGTAACAATGCAATAAATAAAATAGCTGCAACAGATCCAAGGAGCTCTATCATTTTTTACTCGCAGAAAATCTAATATCAGCCTTATTAAATACACACAATCCACATGACACACATGCGCTGCCATTAGTTGAAATCAATGGAATTTGTTTATTATTTTCAGGACACTTAGCACCGACCTTGCCAGTTAATTCTTTCATAACGCTTTCGGTGACAGCAAACGTTTTGCCTAAGTATGCAAGACGGACATTATGCAAATCACGCAATGCGCCTGCAATTTCTTTATTCTCATCGTCGGTAGAAAAATAAAGAGACAGATTAGGAATGTCAATTAGAATTGGTACAGCAGAATAAACACGTGTATAAACCCAAAATTGAACATCCGCATGACGATTAATTACAGTCTTCCACGCATATGCGTAGGTATCTGAAAAGAAATCTCCGTCCCAATGGATACGGAATAATTTTTCTGCAGACTTTTTATCACAATCTTTTTTAAAATCAACAATCATTTCATCCAGAAGAGAAACCATAGTTTCAACATCTGCATTCTTAAGTAATTCCCAATTGTGTAAGAGGACCGCTCTTACTCCCTTGTATACTCTTTCAAGTTTTCCTGCATAGCAAACGCTTTCACAAACACTAGTGGCACCAGGACACGAGAAATCTTTTCCAGCAGGTAATCCGAAGGTGTTGGCAATTGTTGGGGTTTTTCCATTTTTTGAGACGGCATTAGCGACCTTTCTATCGTTAGAACGTTTTAATTTCATGAGAGACCTTTCGTTAGAGGGCCCATTATACACGGGCCCACCGACATTTACCAAGAGGAATTGTAATAAAAGGACAATTTGTCGAAATCGGACAATTTGAACACCCGATCAAGTTTCTTGATAGTGTCCTTGATATCTTGCCAATACCATTCATCAATATCGGTATTGCCAAAGAAAAATCCACCTTGTGGCGGCAGCAAACTAGGGTCCTTAGCGAATAAGGCTTGACGGCAGGTTTCCCTTAATTCCTTTAATTTATCGTGTGATACATAGTATTCGCCACAATTATCTTCACCATTTTGTACATTATCTACAAACCATTTGTGTATTTGATTAGACTTACGCCAATAAGCACAAGTAACTTCAACATTTACGCCATAAATATCTGTAGCAACATCTGACATTTGAGAGGTAGAAACAATATCTTTCCATAGAGGATTAATTGCTTCAGGACTATCATAAGACAAGTCTTGATTTTCTTGTAGGACCTGCCAATTTACTTTTTCCACATATTTCTTAGCGTGGAGATACATATCTAAACCCATAGTTATTTCCTTTCGTTGGGATACGCAGCAATTATAGCGTAAAAGGCTGACATTTTCAGCGACACGCCGTCAAAATTCCTGTGATAAATCTCACATCTACTTAACGACACGCCCGACCCCGCAGCTACTGCGGGCTTAGTTGAAATTTCAACTAATCCCAATTCATAGTTTTACCAACAGCGGTTTTTTTATGTTTTTGTTTTCGCTTGTAAATTTTTTTACTAGGAATTGGAGTTGCGGCATTTGATCTCCGCAATTCCAAAACTTTTTTTATTCTTTCTTTATTTGGTAATTTCATTTTCTGTCCTTTTTTTATTTAGTTACTGAAATTTGGAATTTTGTAATTTGAAGCCGAATAAAATTTAGTGGCGTCAAATCTTTCGTTATCTCTTGCGAACATCTCCGCAAAATCTACAACCATTTTAGAAAAAACGGCTGGGTGAGTTTTATCTGAAACATACCGCAGAATTTCTGCGGTAGCAACATAGTCTTTTCTTGTCATCATTATTTTTCAACCACCCTTCTACCTTCACGATAGAAAATTTTTGTGTAGCATTTTCCGCTAGGTGTAAATAAATTTACAGTTGAGTATTCGTTAGCAAATCCCCAATCAACATACTTAGCAAATTCTTTGTGTGCTTGTAGTTCATCTGAATATTGAAAAACATAATCAGGGGTTTTGCTTTCATCATAGGTTACAGTTATTTTATACATTAGTTAGCCTCCGCAGTTTCAAATAGAGTTCCTGTATCAACTACGCTTTTATCATAGTCAAGAATTATTTTGTATGGATTACATTCGCAATACTCAAAATCATAGTCGCCGTCAGGTGATACCCAACCCGATACGCCTTGTCCATAGCACTCATCACAATTTAGAATTGTGTCAATTAGTTCTGTTGTTGTTTTCATTTTTAGTTTTCCTTTCGTTCTGTTGTTGGAATTGTAGCAGTTAGCACCGACAAGGCTTCAGCCTTGCTTGCTTCACGCTGAGAGATAACATAAGACTTGAAGTCTTCGAGAGAATTGAATTTCATTAGTTTTCCTTTCGTTTAGTTGATTAGATTATAGCGGAAGCCACCGACATTTAGTAGTCGGTAAGCCTCACAGCGACAGTAGCCCATTGGTCTTGAATTGACCCTGTTGGGCGGTAGCGAATAGCAAAGTGTTCCCAACCCTCTGGCGGATAAGTATCCTCACGCTTTTCAGCAAAGTTTATAATTCCACCATTGAAACGGCGGGATAATGAAGTAGGCGCATAGTATTGGTCTACTAGTAAATCTACAATTGAATAACTTCTCATTAGTTTTCCTTTCTTTAGGTTGGCAATTTTACCAAAATTTTACGGGCTTTACAAATCCAAATCGGATTTTCTCAAATTTTGAGACGCTTAGCCTTGTGAGAAATCTCACAAAGCTCCCTCTTGAAATAAGCCAATTTCAAGGTTTAGCAATTCTTCAGGCGTAGCCTCGCTGAGATCAACCCAGCCAGCACCTTGTTCATCTAATCTAAAAATTTCAATGTAACCCATTATTAGTTATCCTTTCTATTAGTATCCAATAATTTCTTCACCATAGTATTCTATGGCTTCAGGTAATCTCATCATACCTTTGTATTCTTTACATCTTGGGCAAAAACTATTCCACCCATCTGTCATTATTGAGCAAAATACGCAAATTTTATCCATAGCGCATAAGCCTTTTTCTTCGATAATGTCGAAAGCATTTACTTTATTATTTTTATTTAGTGTAGTCATTTTAGACCACCTTTCTTTTTTACTATCTAATAACTGAAGTATAACAGGGGGGTCTGACATTTACTGACCAGTAATGCCACAAATCGGACATTTTGTTTTGTGATAAATCTCACATTTTTCGGGGTTTTCCGTGAATCTACTTAAATCGGACATAACGGTACAAATCGCCCGCAAAAGACTGCGGGCAGCTGCCGATTTTGTCAAATCGACACGCCGATCCGTTTTGTGTTTTAGAACACACGCTTTCTGCGCTTGTAAATCTTGTAAGCAATAACGCCCACTACTACTAACGCCATACCTAGGGGAGAGAGGTAGAAATCAAATTGGGCGGTTTCAAAAGCAAGCCCATCGCTAGTGATATCTATTACTAAGTATCTATCCATTTTTATTTACTCCATTTCCAAATCAAAATCAAAATCATCATCAAAATCATTATTGAATTCGTGTTCATCGCCCCACACCTTTGGTGTGATAGGCTCTAAATCTGCCTGTATTGTATCCCATTTAGTCATTAGTTATTTTCCTCTCTTACGCAATCGCAAGCGTCAATGGTGTAGTCATTGTTATCGCCATAGAATAGATAGCCTACTCCGTGGCAAGCCTTACAATCAAATTTTAGTGTTTGATACATTTTCATTTAGTTTATCCTTTCGTTAGTTGAGGTCTTATTTGCTAGGCTCACCCTTTCGGTTTATTTGCTAGGCTCATACCTCTTATTTAGTTATAGTGGAATACTATCCGATAGCACCGACATTTTCAAGCCGACACGCTAGGGTGTAGGTGTGAGGTTAGTCACACGCTACGGCTACGCTGCGATAGGTGTAGCCACCTGTATTCTTGCGTATCTCTACTAGATACGCCTCAGCGTTTTCATACCATACGGCATGAGGGTGTTTCTCAGCCGATACGATTTCGCCCTCTACGGAACGGCTACGATAAGGCTTTCCTACTAGTAGGGACTGGACATTGTATAAGTTAGCGGACATTTGCTACCTCTTTCTTTCTAATACGGGAATAATAACACAAGGGAGCGACATTATCAAGACGACACGCCGCATAGGGTGTGTGATTTACTTCACACCCTTAGCATGAGCAAGTTGCTCAGCATAGTCGGGGTCTGATACTGAATCAGCACCAAACTCTAGATAAATATCTAGATAGATTTCGTCATAGTAATCATTGTAGTCCATAGTTAGACCAACCTTTCTTTATCTTGATACCTAGTATCCTACCATAGGGGTCTGACATTTTGGGGTGTTTTTCGGGCGTGTCGCAAAACTATTTTTGTGAATTGCATCACATGGGCGCACTATCCGTTTTGTCCGATTTGTATAAAAACTCGTATCATACAAATTAAAATTATATTAACATTTTCAAAAAACGAATTGACCTGCTCAACTGAAAATGCTATTATGTCCTATATGAAAAAAGATCCGCTTATTGTATATTGGGCTCCATTAACTTCCCCAGAATCAGATTTTTACGGGGAATGGAACATGATGTATCCTGAACCTAATTTACTTATGCATGAGCTTATGGAAAAAAGAAATCGGGATGAAAGAAATAATCGTGGATTTTTACAATGTCCTGCAGCTACAGGAAGATTTAAACATACATATGTTTTTAGAACTGGAATGGGGTCAGAAGTAGACTTTGATTTTACAAATCCATATGATCCAAAATTAGAAATTACTGGAAAGACTTCTGTAGGATTTAAAATTGAAAGACCTTCAGCATTTACGGAGGGCGGATCAATATCATTTAATCAGGGATTTCTTTTCTTTGCAGAAGAACCTACAATTGGAGTATTTAGTCCACCAATGATGCATGAACCTGGATATACAAAATATGGGACCTTAATTCCAGGTAGCTTTGATATTTCTCAATGGTTTAGACCTATGAATATAGAAATACAGACCTGGAAAACTAAAGGTAAAATTATTATTGAAGAAAATGAACCTTTATTTTATTTTGAAGTTTTAACAGATAGAGAAGTAATACTTAAAAGATTTAGATGTAATAAAAACTTAGTTAAATATGCTGATGCTTGTGCACAAGCTCCTGCATATTATGGAAAACATTTACCACTTACTAAAAGATATGAAAAGTTTAAGCAATCTAAAATGAATTCAATAGTCTTAAACGAAATTAAAAATAATCTAGTCGACTAGGATATAATGGCATCTCACAGAGTAGTAATTTGCGAAATATGTGGGCGGGAAATAGAAGTAAGATCTGGCTTTGCCCATGAAACACTAAATAGACATATGAAGGAACATAAGTGAAAGAACAAGCTCCACAATGGGTCATAGAAAGGCTAGAAGCCTATTTACACAATTGTTTAAATGTAGAGGGTAGTAAGTGTTACACCTGGTGGAAACATGATGAATGTTTAGCTTTAGGAATTATTCTATATGATTTTACAGGTGATGATAAATACGCCAATGAAGATATGATTTTTGCATATAAAAGAAGCAAATTGTAAAAAATTATTTTTTTCTTAATTTTAACTTATTAATTAGTCGACTAAAAATATTCTCACGCTTAGGTAAAGCGTAATGCTTTACATAGCGTAATTCTGAAAAATATCTTCTAGGCATAATATAATTTTATCACAAAAAAGCGAAAATCCCTTCGGAGGCGGATCCTAGGGGATTTTCTAATGAATGGGAGAATGGTGGTTCTCAACCAAACACTCCTGTAATAATAACATAAGTGTAATTTGTAGTCAACTACAATACTGGAGAATCTAAAACAATATCCACAGAATCATCTGTGGAATGTGGATGTTCTGCTGTGCAATCTCCACAATTACGACACATGTAATTCACCTTCCCATTTATTCAATGGACATGTAGCATTAAGCAATTGTGTCTTTAGTGGCATAATGCACAGACATTCTTTACATTGTTTAGTTGGTTTAAAAAATTGGGGGCAGGAAGAACAAGTCTCCATTCTTTTCTCTTGCACATTCTTAGGAGCTCTAGGTGTATTTGGATCTAGCAAATCCCATGGTCTAACTTCTCTTGCCATATTAAAATTCTCCTATTGGACAAGTAAAGTCGGAATCTACAAAATACTCCTTACTGTGCTTATCTACCATAGTGCATTTAAGTTCTATATGGCTAAATTCAAGACAGGAATTACAAATTCCCGCCCTAAAATCAGCTAGAAGTTTCTTCTGTACTTGTTCCTGTAGTTGACTCATTTTCTTCCTTAGGCTTAAATGCAGGCATTGGGCCAAGAATATGACCCTGTTCGTGCAGGCTTACAATATTCTGAATAAGTTCTGGTTTTTCTGTCATATGGCTAGTTAGCACGGATATTAGGTCATAAATTCTGGCCAACATAATATATTGAGCCATTTGGAGGTTATCCTCCAGATTGACGTTTTCTTCGCTCATTTTCGTAATACTTTCTAAGATGGCCCCTAGAATATTTTCTAGAGTTTAAATGTTTTCGTATTTTAGTATAGCATATAAAATTGGATACTTCTAGTCCGCCGAGCACTTTTTTAGCGCCCTTATTCAAACTATCTCTCCAAAATTAGGACAGATACAGAAGATCCAGTTTCTCCAACTGCCCACAAATGATCATATGGTCCAAGATCAATTACAAAATTTTCTAGTGGTTCAAGCTTCATTCCAAATGATGTAGATGTCACATTACTTCCGCCAAGAAAAACATGCTTAGAGTTATCTAGATTTTTAACATGTAGAGTTGATGGTCCTTCAACTTCATCAGAAATACTAAGTTTAACTGGTGTGGAGTTTAGAGTATATACTGCAGTTCTTAGCATATGTATATTATATCACTTTCTCTTCTGGCGCCGAGGCACTTTTCGCACTTTCAATTATTGCATATAGTAAATTCGCTATATCTTCTGGTATGACTTTATCGTCTACATTAAGTCTTACCCATGGGCCATAAGAATCCATTCTGTCAGAACCTTGATATACTTGACCAGTTTCTTGATCAATCAAAATCCACTTTTCTGGAACCTTAGTTCTTACTAAAAGTTGAACTGGATCTCTTAATTGTTTAAGAGGTTTTCCATTCTTCAGTATTCTGTTTACCATAGTGTTTTTCTATGTATCTTTCTACTTTTTCATATAAATCTAGTCCAACATAGTTTTTGTATGAACATTCTAAACAGTATAAGAATAGCTGATCTTGATCTGTTAGGTTTGGGTAAAGCATTGATTTGTCTATTGGGCAAAGCAGCGGAGGAACTTTTGATTCCTCCGCCAACTTTTGATAAGCCACGATTACTTGTGTTTTAATTTACTGCCTCTGTCTTTTTTGTTTTAGTTGTCATTGTTAAACACTTTGCAGGAAATTCTTTTAAGAACTCCTTGTATCTTACAGTTCCGTAACTTGGCCAAGAACTCCAGTCCTTGCCTTGCTTCGTCATTCTATAAACGATTTCGGCGTTTAAAATGGGGTTAAATAGGTTAGAATTGGAAGTGAGACCATATTGATCTCTTCTCTCAACTCCGAGGTCATCAAGCATGTTTACTTGGAAAATCCCGTATGAGTTGTCCCCTGTTTTTCTGTTTCCGTTATGAGCAAGCGGTCTTCCGTTGGACTCTGTTTTTGACACAGCCCACGCTTTTTTTAGAGCCTGACCTTCAAAGCCAGCAATGCTCAAAACTTCAACAAGATCGCAGTGACTTAAATCAGTTGCTACTGAATAAGCCTCTACTTTTTTCTGTAATTTTTCAGCAGCTAATTGCTCCTGAATTTTTACAGCATATGCAGGTCCATCTGTAATTGATACTAAATAAACTGCTACCATAAACAAAACGAATATGGTAGAATTACTAAGTACTTCATACAAACGTTTTATATTTTTCTCCATAGGTTGTTACCTCCTAAGAGACAGTAAATATAATAATACTAAACAAAGTATGGGCTTGTCAAGTTAGTCGACCAGAAAGATATTATGGATATTTCTTATTACACAGTAAAAGCGGGATTAAATCCAGCTGTGGGATTTGGTTATGCTGGTCAAAATATAGTTAAATCATTACAAAGTTTAGGACACAAAGTAAATTTTGCAAATCCAAAAGCAGATTTACAATTAATGTTTACTCAACCTGACAATTTTAAATTTCATAGAAATCAATATCAAATTGGATATACACCTTGGGAATCTACTTCAATGGATCCAGCATGGGTTGAAAAATTTAACCTATGTGATGAAGTATGGGCAACATCTCAATGGACAGCAGATGTTTTTAAAGCAAATGGTGTTGAAAAAGATGTTAAAGTTTACAGACATGGAATTGAAAGTTTTTGGAAACCAAAGAAAAGAATTCTAAAAGATGATGGAGTTTTTAGATTTCTTCATATTGGTGAACCAGCTCCAAGAAAAGACGGACAATTAGTAGTTGAAACTTTTATTAAATTGTTTGGTAATAACCCAAAATATCACTTAACAATCAAGGCGCATCTATTTAATACTATTAGAATATATAATAATTATAATATATTATCTTTACCTAATATATATAATAATATATCAATTATAACAGAAGAGTATGACACTAGTCAACTCCTATTTTTATATCACTCTCATCATGCACTTGTTTATCCAAGTTGGGGAGAAGGATTTGGATTTATCCCTTTGCAAGGTTTAGCAACTGGTATGCCAGTAATATCAACTTATGATTGGGCAGATTATAAAGAATTTTTAGGACCTCTAAAGTTAAAGTCAACATTGACAGATGAGAAGTTACCTAAATCTGTAGGACATACTTATGTTGGAAAAATGTTTAAACCCAATAAAGAACATCTTGAAGAACTTATGTATGATGTTGTTTTAAATTATAAAGCTTATTCTGGCTATTATTTTGCACAAGCTGAAAAAATTCATGAAAAATATAATTGGATTCAGTTGACTAAGAATGCTTTTGATCATTTAGAAAAAAAATTTTCTTAACCCCTTGCCCCTATAAAAACTTTTAGGTATACTTAGACTTACCCAAAATAAAATTTAGCTGTAGAAAAACGGCGGAAAGAGTACTCTAAAAATGTCAAGAACTATTGAAAACCCATATGAAAACTTTATTGCATTGTCAAGATATGCAAGATGGCTGTCTGATGAAAACCGTCGTGAAACATGGGGTGAAACTGTAGATAGGTACTTTGACTTTATGCTTTCCCACCTTAAAAACTTTAATTACTACCCAGACCTCAAACTTGTTGAGGAATTAAAGCAAGCGGTTTATGATAGAAACGTAATGCCTTCTATGAGAGCTGTTATGACTGCAGGTGCAGCATTAGATAGAGACCATGTTGCAGGATATAACTGTTCATTTGTTCCAGTTGATTCCCCAAGATCATTTGATGAAACAATGTATATCTTGATGTGTGGAACTGGTGTTGGATTCTCTGTTGAATATAAATATGTTAATAAGCTTCCTGCCGTCCCAGAATCATTTGAAAAATCTACAACTACAATTGTAGTAGAAGATTCTAAGACTGGTTGGGCAAAGTCTTATCGTGAACTTCTTGCAATGCTTTGGGCTGGACAGATTCCTTCTGTAGACGTTTCTAAACTTCGTCCAGCAGGTGCACGTTTAAAGACAATGGGTGGTCGTTCTTCAGGCCCACAACCACTTATTAATCTTTTTGATTTTACTATTGCTAAGTTCAAGCAAGCAGCAGGTCGCCAGTTGAAGCCTATTGAGGCACACGATATAATGTGTAAGATAGGTGAAGTTGTAGTTGTTGGCGGAGTACGTCGTTCTGCAATGATTTCTTTGTCAAACATTAATGACATTGAAATGGCAGCAGCAAAATCAGGTAACTGGTGGGAAAACAATTCACAACGAGCTTTGTCAAATAACTCAGTAGCATATTCTCGCAAACCAGAGATGGAGCAGTTTATTGCTGAATGGAAAAACTTATATGACTCAAAATCTGGTGAGCGTGGCATATACAATGTTGCCGCTGCTCAAAAGCAAGCAGCAAGATGGGGAAGAAGAGATCCTGAAATTCACTACGGAACTAACCCATGCTCAGAAATTATCCTTAGACCTTATCAGTTTTGTAATTTATCCGAAGTTGTAATTCGTGAAAAAGATACTGCTAAAACAGTAGCAGAAAAAGTTAGATTAGCTACAATTCTTGGAACTTGGCAATCAACACTTACAGACTTTAAGTATCTTCGCAAAATATGGAAAGATAATACAGAAGAAGAACGCCTACTTGGTGTATCTCTTACTGGTCAGTTTGGTAATAAATTCTTTTCTGGAAAAGAAGATCTCAAAAAACTATCAGAAGTTTTAGAAGGCCTTCGTGATTATGCAAGAGATACAAATAAAGCAGAAGCAGCAAAAATTGGTATTAACGAATCTGCTGCTATTACATGTGTTAAGCCTTCTGGAACGGTGTCACAGCTTGTAGGAGTTTCTTCAGGAATGCATGCATGGCATTCTCCATATTACATTCGCACTGTTCGTGGAGATAAGAAAGATCCTTTATCAACATTCTTAAAAGAAGTTGGAATTCCAGTAGAAGATGACTTTATGAAACCAAATGACACTTATGTGTTTTCATTTCCAGTAAAGGCACCAGAAGGTGCAATTACAAGAGATCATTTGACCGCTATTGATCATTTGAATACATGGCTTGTTTATCAACGTGCATGGTGTGAGCATAAACCATCTATTACAGTGTCTGTAAAAGAAGATGAGTGGATGGAAGTTGGTGCTTGGGTATACAAGCATTTTGATGAAGTATCAGGTATTTCATTCCTACCACATTCAGATCATTCATATAAGCAAGCACCTTATCAAGAAGTAACAGAAGAACAGTATCTTGAATTGTTAGCAAAGATGCCGTCTTCTATTAGGTGGGAAGATTTGTCATTCTATGAAACCGAAGATGGTACTTCAGGAACACAAACTTTAGCCTGTACATCAGACGGAAATTGTGAAATTGTAGATATATCCGCTTGATGGTAGAATATAAATATGGGTAAACCCCATTAAGGAGAAAATATGGCAACGAAAAAGAAAGCAGAGGCACCAACAATGGATCTAGGAAAAGAAGCAAGCAAAGCTCTTGCAATTCTAGCAAGCTATGGTCGTTCATTTATGGCGGCAGCATTAGCACTTTATATGACAGGAAATACAAATCCAAAAGATTTGGCAATGGCTGGAGTAGCAGCTGTAGCACCAGTTCTATTAAGAGCTCTTAATAAAAACGACAAGGCTTTTGGCCTAACTAAGTAAATACTTTAGGACGGTCCCTATGCTAAAATGAGCATAGGGACTTTTCTATTTAATAAGGTGGTATTGTGGCATCAACAAAAAATTTTGAGGTAGACCAAGGGGCTACTTTTTCTTTTCAAATTGAGTATCTAGACTCAAATGATAACCCTATTGATCTAACTGGTTCCACAGCCAAAATGCAGATACGTGATACAAAAGGCGGAAAGCAACTAGTTACAACTTTGTCTACTCCATCATCTAATGGAATAAATATTGCTGGTAATATGATTACAGTTACTATTCCTGCTAATGCAACAAATAAATTAATTTTTCCAAAATCAGCTTATGACATTCTTGTCACAGATACAAACGGTAATAAAATAAGAATCCTTGAAGGATTTTTAACACTAGATAGGTCGGTGACAGTATAATGGTAGAAAAAGTAATAGTACATGAAAATGTAAACAAAGTTGTTATTGGAGATGTTGGAGCCCAGGGTCCAAGAGGAAAAGGTATCCTAAATGGAAATGGAGCCCCATTAAATACTATAGGTCTTATTGGTGATTTTTATTATGACAAAGATACAACAAGATTTTATGGTCCAAAGCCTTCCGACCTTTCTTGGGACGGAGCCCCAAACTACCTTTTGAATACAGAAGTTGCCATGGTATATCCTTGGGAGCTTGCACAAGTTACAGGGCCAGTAAATGGCGTATATTCTGTAACAATTTATCACAATCTACAATTTCATCCAAACGTGACTGTTAAATCTAGTAGTGGTGACGTATTGGAAACAGGAATAGACTATAATAGTATTAATGTCCTGACGCTAACTATGGCTCAGCCATTTTCAGGGACAGCATACCTGTCCTAAAAGAGGAGTAACAAAACATGGCAAGAAAGTTTTTAGTAAGTTTAGATCTCACAAAGAATGAGTTGTTGAATGCCCGCATTCAAAATTTACCTTCTTCTTCTAAACCACAAAGTCCTGTAACTGGTCAAATTTATTATGACAGCACGGACAATTTCCTTTATTTCTGGAACGGAACTACTTGGCTAAGAGCCTCTGGTGATTTTGGCGCAGGCGGACAAACTACATCTCTATTTTTTGGTAATACAAAATCTGATGGAACATCTACATCAGTTGCTCGTGCAGATCACACACACGACATTCCAGATATCCTTGGTGAGCCTGGAGAAATTACAGTATCTAAGGATCCAATATCTGGCGATGCAACAATTGGACTTCCAAACACAACAGTAACAGCTGGAAGTTACGGTTCACAAACACAAATCCCAACATTTACAGTTGATAGCACAGGTCGTTTGACTGCAGCTGGTCAAGTAAATGTTGCAACTACTCTTACTGTAAAAGATGATAACGATACAGTTGTTTCAATTGATCTTCTTACAGAAGGATTAAAAGTTGAAGGCGGAGAAGGCATTGATGTAACATCAGATGCTGCTAATAATAAGATAACAATATCTGCAGAAGATGCAACTCATACAAATAAAGGTGTTGCAAGTTTCCCAGCCACAGACTTTGAGGTTGTTTCTGGTTCAGTAACAATTAATAAAGAGCGTGTAGAAGACATTGTAAATGATCTTGTTGCTGCAGGCGAAGGCATTGATGTAACTTATGATGATGTAAATAACAAACTTCAAATTGATGCCGAAATTGCAACAACAACAAATCGTGGTGTTGCATCATTTGCAAATGCTGATTTTACAGTATCTGATGGCGCAGTTTCTATCAAAAATGTAAACCTTGGTTCACAAACAACTGGTGATTATGTAGCTGGAATTCAAGGAACAACAAATGAAATTGAAGTAACCAACTCAGGCGGAGAAGGCTCAACAGTCACAATTGGTTTGCCAAACGATGTAACAATTGGCAATAATCTTACAGTTAATGGAAACCTAAATGTATTAGGAACAATTAACTCAGTAAATACAACACAGGTTAACATTGAAGATAATAAGATTAACCTTAATTCTAATCTTTCAGAATCTGCTACACCAACAGTTGATGGCGGATTTATTATTCACCGTGGTGCAGAAGAAGATGCACTATTAACATGGAATGAGACAGATGATCGTTGGCAGATTGGTCTAGACAATGGTCGTCAATATGCAATTGCTCGTAAGTTTGCAGCAGATCTTTCTACAACCGCACAATATGTAACAGTCAGTGGCGGAGGATCAGTATTCGTAGTAGACCATGGACTAAATTCAAGAGATATCAGCATTCAGGTTTTTGAAACAGCAGCTGAATGGAACAATGTTGAAGTAGATACAGAAAGAACAACATTGAATACAGTTACAGTTAGGTTTGCAACAGCACCAGCAAACGGAGCATACAGAGTAGTTATAACGGGATAACAAATGGCAAGACAATTTTTAGCAACCCTGTCACTGCCAACACTTCCAGATCATCCAACTGATGGACATGCTGGATCTTTATATTTTAATACAAATATGAATGCATTAATGATGCATACTGGTTCAGAATGGATGCCAGTCAATTCTTCACAATATGTTTTAGAAGATCATATTCATACATATGATGGACCAGTTCATACAGTAATTGCAGGATCTTACAATCCAAATCTTAGCGTTTTTGATGGCGGAAGTTCTAACCAACAATATAATAGTGATACATCACTTGATGGAGGCAATTCATAATGGCAATTAGAATTCAAATGCGTAGGGATACACAACAAAATTGGTATGATAACAATCCAATTTTAAAACCAGGAGAATTAGCATTATCTTTAGATGTTGGAAGATTTAAAGCTGGATTTTCAGAAACATCAAGATGGAGAGATTGTTATTATCTAAACGTTCTTCCATCAGAACTTGCTGAAGCAGCACAAGATGCAATTGGTTTAGCAGTAAATCATTCTGATCATTCTCACATAACTGTTACTTATAATGATGCAACAAATAAATTTGTTTTTGCAACTGCCCCAGAAGTTGTTTTATCTGGCGGATTAAATGACACGCTAGAAGATTACGTTACCCTTGCTTACTTTACAAATTTACTAGATGACTTAAATGGTATTCCACAATTAGATAACGCTGGTTTAATTAAAGATTCTCAAATTTCTACAAATATTGCTAGAGTTGCATCTCCTACATTTACTGGTACAGTTGGCGGCATTACAAAATCAATGGTTGGACTTGGAAATGTAGATAATACATCAGATGCTAATAAGCCTGTATCTACCGCAACACAAACAGCACTAAACTTAAAAGCTAATTTAGCAAATCCATCTTTTACTGGAACAGTTAATACAGGAAATCTTACAGTTTCTGGAAATTTAACAGTTACTGGGTCTACAACAACT